CCGTCACCGAGTCGACCGACTCCTTGGGGGCCGATCTTAAAGTTCTCCAGCCCGCGGCTGCATCGTTGGTGGTGCTAGACTTGTTAGCAGACTGTTGGCCAAGAAGGCGAACATAAGTGAGAGGAGCGACATTTGCGTTCAAGAAGGCCTTAGCGGCATAAGTTCCGTACATCGGGGACTGGAGGTTTCCATTACGAGAAATATCGCCTCCGCCGAACCCAGGAACTGTTTCTCCGAACATTTCAACGAAATCTGAGTAAGATTGGACCGTTACCGGCTGCATTGCCAACCCTCTGGTGGCACGGCCGATTACGACAGGGCCAATGGCTTCTGCTGATTTGGGGATAAAAGAGTTATCAATTTCATTGATAAACACCCCAGGAGACACAAATTTAAAACTTTTAACCGCCATGCTATATTCCTCTCGTTAAATAATACGTAATTGATGATGCAATCGTTAATTAAATAGTATTTTCAAACTCAAAAGGAGTTCCTGACTTAAAGAAAAAGACTGTCGTTGCCCTCAGGAACTGCTTCTTCGCTGGGAAATGATATTTCTACAACGTTTTCATGTATTTGAACTAAGGGTCGATCATCACTTTCGCCTTCACCAATAAGATACCCCAACACCTTGATTGTAATCTCGGATGTATACATTCTCATGTCTTCTCCAAGGTCGTTGACGTTATTGGAGTGGCCAAAGCTCTGGTCGATAAACCCTTCATATAAATGACCATTTCTTGTCATCGTAAAAGCGTTAATCTGCCCCGTTCTGCCAATAAACGGCGCCAACATGGTGTTCATCTGCTGTTGATACTCACATTTTAAAGTAACCTTATAGTCAAGGTTTACATATACCGGGATGGGAATGGAAAGACTCTTGATGACTACTTTTTTGTTAATTCTCGGATAATAAAGTTGCTTTTTCGCTCCAGATTGGTCTCCTCTTGTCCCTGAGGCAGCTGCAAAATTCCTAGTTTTGTCCTGAACGATCTTTTTAGCAATGACCATTCGGCCGCTCCTGCCGTTTTTCTTGTCAGAGTACAAGTGCGCCTGGAAAGCGCCCTTTCTAGCTGGATCTTTAGTTATGCCGGTACGCTCGATACTGATTATTGGCAGTTTTAAGGCATCCCCGTCGTCTCTCAGGTCTTCTTTGAACTTAACCTGATAAGCCCTCTCTGGTACCTGCCAAAGAACAGGAACTTTTATAAATCCTTCGTTAGTTGTCGTACTTATTATTAAGTCTTCTTTTAGCCAAGAAGTAATTGCGTAGTCTATATTTTCGATAGTAGACGCCAGCATGCCAATCTCTTTTAACGTGGCAGTGTCTTTGTCTACTGGTAGCATCGCGAAATCAAAGTTATCAGGTAGCATCAAATAGTCCCTTCCTTGCTCTCTTACATATTGCAGAAATTTCGAAAAGATGGTTAACCTGACCAAATAGCTGCTTGGAATAAGATAGTTTTACGATTTCATAAAAGAAATCTCCATATAAGACAAAATCGCCTTCGCGAATGTACATGTTTTGGTCCTCTTCTAGCCTTTTCTTGTGGAAATGAACATTAATTTCCCAAGATTTATCGACTCCTACGCCAGCCATGTAATCGGTCTCATAGCTTGTAAATTCAACCAACGCATATATCCTAACGGGGGGCAAGAAAGTTTTCTTTATAGCCTCTCCGTATAATTCATGAAAATTCGTTCTTTCTAAGTCGATGGGGTAATAAAGGATCTGCTGGCCAATGACTTTTTCTATTAATTCGTCATTTACCTGCTTAACGAGGTCTCTTTCTTTATTACCTAGAAAAAGCGGCGGTGGGGGCGCTACTGGTTTCTTCCATTTGTCTGACATTCTTGTTTACCCCACAAAGATCGGCAACGGAGAGCCCTTTAAGGTCGTTGCGGCGGCTTCTGTCTTTTCAGCATCTCTCTTAACTAATTCAGTGTATTCCATCTCCTTGAGCATTTCTGTCAAGCTATCTCTTAGCTGGGTTTGTTCATCTTTGGCTTGACCTAACAACTCGGAATGGTTGAGGGTCACACTATCGCCCGGAATTGGCAAAGTTGTAAATTTTCCTCTGATCTGTCCCAGCATTTCCTTACACAGCGCCAAGCAGTACTTACGTATCCACTGCTTGCCGATGGAGTTAATATTCTCATACGGAATATTATCAAACGGAAGTGTATTGACGTTATTAATGCCGTCTACGCCAGCTTCGTAATTAGCATCATCGTCCCATGCGTTTGAGTCGACATAAAATCTGACCCATATTCGATCTAGTTCTCCAAAGTCCCAATAACTAGGATCCGGGTATAGCCTTAATTTATTGTTTATAATCTCGTAGGAGTAGTGCGAGGTTCTCGTATAAAGTGAATCCTCATACATTATGGCCTGCAGCTTATTTTGCCACGTAGGAATGATTTCAAACGTAGAGTCGTCGGCAAACTGTCCGTAAGTGGAATAGTTTCCAACCACTCCAATACCGCCATAATAACCGTAAAAGCGCCACATAATGCGTGGGGATTTGTAAAACACCTGTGTCACGATGACGCGCTTGCCCTCAACCTTCCCCTCAAAGGGAACGGCGCCACCTGAGTCATTTTCCCCTGTTGCTGCAGAACTAGAAATTATGTTTTGAAGATCATAATCTTGTTGGCTGGATCTCGGTGTGAACGAAGCAGAATATTGTGCGACAGTGCCTCCAAAACCAGCTGCAGACGCTACTCCGTCGCCAATTCGACGGGCATATTCGAATTGAAATCTTGGGTACTTGAGGGCTACCTTGTCGCCGCCCAAGCTTGACGATAATGCGCAAGATTCTATCTCTCCTCGATGGTCGAACGTTCCCGTGGCATCGCCCAGAACATCTGCTAATACATTTTTACTTTGATGGAGGTTGACAATGTAAGAATACTCTAAAACAGCTTCCTCGTAAGCGGCATAAACATTTGCCGGCGTCAGTTCGATGTCAACTACATCACCTCCAAGTTTTTTATACACATAGGCAACTTGTGCCTTGGCACCGGTTAAAAACTCTAATGACCCGGTGTACATCCCAAACGGAACGGCGTCCGAAACCGCTGTAACAGATCCCGTTTTGGTCAAAATCACAGTGCTGGTTTGTGATGTAGGAATAAGGCTAGCTGGCATCTATAATATTCTCCTCGCAGTAATTAGTAGTTTATAAAACAAAACCCCCGGGAAGCGGGGGTTCTTTATGGAGAAGAGCTTATTTTATGTTGTTGCGTCTTGAGTTGCTGTTTTTTTTGTTCTCCGACGCTTTGCTGGCGCCTTTTTGGTTCGCTTGCGTTTTGGAGCGGCTTTCGGCGCTTCCTCAACTTTTTCTTCTTGCAAAACGACTTCTGGCTTTGGTGCTGCAGCTACCACCACGACTTCTGGTTCTGGTGACGCTGCCACCACCACGACTTCTGGTTCTGGTGACGCTGCTACCACAACCCTTTCGGCCGCTTCCTCTTGACGGCTCAAATGTTGCATCCGAGGGTGGTTGGCGTGCTTGGCGTTAAACTTCATTTTGGCTGAATTCAGCCGTCTTTTCTTTCCCATGGGAACTCCTTTGTAGTGTAGTAATTAGTTCCTATTTCGCAAAAACGAAAATCTCAAAAATTTGGCGCCGAAAAAATTGAGCAGATCATGGTTTTTAAAAGAAAACCCCCAACCAATTGGAAGGGGACTTAATAGGCTTAATTTTTAATTATCAGCCGGTAGCTGTAATTCCACCGTTTGCGCCTGAAAACGCTCTCGCAAACCACGTTGTTCCATCAGTAGAGACAATCTCAACCTGATCGCCAAGTACGCTTGTGCCTCCAACAAAAGTAATTTTGTCGGCTGCGTTCATGTTGGTTGGCGAAGCGTCGACAATGACTCCTTCGATGGTGTCAGCCGTTGCTGCGACAATATCAATATCCTGAGAGCCGTGAACATCAGCCATAAGGAAGGTGGCGTGCCAACCAACTGTAGCATTTGCTGGCAGCGTAATATCAAACGCGCTGGCGTCTGCATCAATTGTGAACACCTTTCCAGAATCTCCCTCTGTCAGCGTCTTGGCTGCAGTGACATTTTCTACAATA